GCTCCGCGGGCTAATCTTGTGGATGTTTCCGCGGTTGCCTCCTTGTTTAGGCCGTGGATACCGGTTGAAATCGTGTATTTTGTTGAAATCATGCCCACCGACGTGCCGCCAAGCGTCAAGCCGGCGTTTACGCCGCCCAAAATTGTGGAAGCTGTGAGCGTGAAACCGGGGACGACTGGTTCGATCACATCGCTGGCGCTTACTGATCCGGCTAGCGTTGGGGTGATTGTCAAGGTTTCGGCGGTGTTGTCTACCGCGGTAACGGTGTAACCGCTGCCGCCATTGTCTTCGCTGCCGATTTTGATCAATGCGTTTTTTTGAATTTTCCCAACGTGGGCGGTGTTGACGGTGATCGTCGTGCCGCTGCCGCTGGCAATGGTTGCCCCGTCGTAAACAAAACCATACGAGGCAAAACCGCCGGAAAAAGTAAACTTTGGTTCATCGTTGCCGGTGATTTCGATCTCTACACTTTCAACCCAGCAACCATTAATCACCTCGTACAACCCCGCGCCGGCATACCGGCCGATCTGTAAACTTTGGGCTGAATTGCTTAGGGAATATGTAGCGCTGGTGCCTCCGCTTATTGTTTCGGTGCCAAGCCCGGCGGTTAAAAATGGGTTAATGTCTGGCGCTGTGCCGGCGGCGGCCGGTTTTGCGTATGCTGAACAAGACCACGTGCCGCCCTTGATGCCCGCGATCTCGGTTTCTAGGCTTGCGCTGCCGGTGTGTTCCATAGATTTATGGAACTCCTTGCTTGGTTCAATCGAGATTTCAAGCAAAGGAACCGCGTCCCCGCTGGCGAATGCGCTTACTGTGTCGTAAGTGGTTTCTAATTTTGCCCAGTGTTGGGCGTCAATTCCTACAATTGGGGTTGCCATTGTCTAGGACTCCTCTTTTTTTGGTGGCTCGGCGTTTTCTACCGCGGCGGCCTTCGGTTTTTTGTTTTGTTTTTTGTCAGTTGTCGCTTTGGTCCATCCGGCTTGCAAAAACCCGGCAACGTCGATCGGGCTTACCTCGATCGCTGCGTCGGTAATTTTTTGGCCGTTATATGAACCGCCGGCGGCGGATTTTGGTGGCTTCATTTTCATGGCGTGTTTACTCTTACTTCTACGTCAAGGCCAAGCGCGTGGCGTGTGGTGGAATCGTCGCCGATTCGGGCGGCCGTGTCTCCGCCTTGCACAATGGCCGCGGTCACTTGCTGGTTAAGGGTTGGGTCACTCGCTACACACTCGATCAATGCTGTAGTGTACCGCCTAAGCTTTAATTGACCGGCCGCTAGATCCGCGTCTCCGGTAAAGGTCAAAACGATTTGACAGCTTATATCCGCAAAATCTTGTCTTTGTTGGATAAAATCAAAGCGCTCTTCGTAAACTTGAAGCAATGGCGATCGGTTGTCGTTGTGTACTCGCGCTTTGATAATTGCCGCGGGGTTTGTGAGTGCTCCCGATGAAATCCCGGCGGCTGTTTCCACGGTTCTGCATTGCGTGGCAAAATTATTTGTTAACCTGTCGGCTAATGCGTCAACGGCTTTCTCTGTGTATCGGCTGCCCACTATTCGACCCCGAGCCCGTGCATAAAGTTTTCTACTTTTTTCATTTGCCCGGCGCTGTATGTTTCGATGATGCGATCGGCCGCGGCTAACGCTCTTTTATTCCATCCGATCCAAGGTCGTGCCGGGTATCCTAGGTTTTGCCCGCGGCGGCCTTTGTACGGGGCTGCCCCGTAATTTAACATATACGGGTACTTCATTTCAGTGGGCGGAGCGATGCACACGCCTTTTTTGTCGAGGTATCTGATCCCTTTTTGGCTTTTGATTGTTCTCAATAATTCGCCCGACAAAATTAGCGCGGCTTTATTGCTTCCCTGCCGGCTTTTGCGTTCTAGGGTTTTTTTAGAAAGCGGTGGCCAGTTTTCTGCAATTGTTGACCCTTGGCTTTTTATATTATCTTCGAGGCCTTCCTGCATGAAAGGAAGCATCTGTCTAAATGCTGGCTTAAAATCTAATATTTCCCGGCTAACCTTACGCATACGCTTAGCCGCTTCTTTTATGTTTTCGGTGCCCGTGATCTCTGCGCTCATAACAGATCGCCTCGTTTGAAGGTCGGCTTAAAATCTCCGGCGCTGATCGTCTTGCCGTCGGTGTTGTTGGTTGTGTAAGCTCGCAACCGGCCGCCTGAGCTTCCCGAGCTCCCGCCGCCTAACATTGCGCCCATCGTTTCCGGTTGCTGCAAGATGTCTTTTATTTTGCTGTTAAACTCTTCAACTTCTCGGCGGCCATCGTCGTTGGTGTAGTCTCCGCCGGCGTCGGCGTATGCAATTTTGACGCGCCCAACGGCGTACAACAATACATATTGCCTAAGAATTGAAACCGCGGCGGCGGCGGTGTACGGAGCTGGCAGATCTCCAGCTTTTAGCGCTTGATTGACCCAGTTTTCGGCGTCGTCTAGCCATGTTTGTGCCTCCGCTTGCGTCGGCTTGCTGTCGGCGTCGATCGTTCGGTACGGGAGTTGAGCCCGTAAATTATCAAGCGTAGCATACGCCATTATTCGACCTTTTTACTGAACAACCCGCGGCGCTTAGGCTTTGCCGGTGGTTCTGGGGCTGGTACTGGCTTTTCCGCGGGTGGTTTTTTTGGGGCGGCGGGTTTGGCTTTTTTGCTTCGAGGTTTTTTTACGATTTCAAGATCACCATCGTGCTCAAAATCTTCCGCCGGTTTTTTTAGCTCTACCGGCTCCGCGCCTATCGTGATCATGGTTCCACAAAGATCGCGAATAAGAACCGCCCGGCCTCTTGCTTTTAGCCACACCATTTTTTTACCTCAAAAGTCACGGCCGCCGATCATGCCGAAACCGGCAGCCGCTTTTCCCTTCTTTACGTGTTGGTTACTTTGACCGCGGTCTGCCAATTAGCATAGCCCACGGCAAGGCGTTGACGACATTTGTATGCGTATTGTTCTCTAAACAGTGCGCCGTCTGAGTCTTCAGAATCTTGAGCAACAAACTCGAGCGGCTCACGATCTTGAACAATTAGCGGGCGCACAGGCATTCCAGTATTCAAAACATAGTAGTCATTCGCGTCGGTTAGGCGGCCGGTAAAAATAAAATCTACAAGCATGTTTCCGAACATCACGTTAGACGTGTTTGAAATAACTTGTGCGTTGACTGCCTCAAGAATTGGTTTACGCATCGCGGGCGGCGCTACGATACAGAGACGTGAGACTTCTTCGCTGTATGGCTCCCCGTTTTCAGCTTTGAAATTTAGCATATCCGCGATCGCTTCGTTAATATCCGATGCGGTTTGTGCTGTCGTCGAGCCGGTTCCTGTTCTTAGATTTGATTGAGTCGAACCAGATCCGCGATCGGGGTGCGTGGCGCTAAACATCGCCGCCCCGTCGTAACAAAGATCGCTTGATCCGCTTACGAGCTTATCAACAAGCAATTTATTGACAAATTGCGCGGCCACTCGTGCCATTTGCTGAATTCGGATGCTGATTTGATCTAGTTTTTGATCCGCAACGTCTGCGCGGCTTACGATTAGGCTTGAGGCATAGGTCTGGTTCTCAAGTTCGTAAGATACGGAAGACATGGCGCTTCCTTTTACAGATCCTTCGACAAGTGACATGGTCGGAGCTTCTCCGAGCCAAGAATAGTTTTCTTTATCACTGGTTGAGGGCACAACCGTCGCAATTTTTTCGGTGTACGTTGCTGGCTGGTCTGCCATCGCCCGTAAAAACGTGGCTAGATTGCCTTTTGTGAGTGCTGCTGGGGTGTAAATTTGCATTGTTCTGTTTCCTTTTTACGCTCGGATTAAGATCCAAACTTCTGAAGCGCTCACGTATTGGATGAGCTTGCCCGCGGCCACGCTGTTGGTGGTTGTTGCGCCAACGGTTTGATCGTCTTTCACGTAAGCATCCTCGCCAAGTTTTGCTTGGGTCATGCCGTCATTGGCGAATAAATATAGGCCCTCTTGAAGCACGATCGACTTGTCGCCGTTTGATCCGGCGCTATTGTCTACGGTTTCAGTTGCTACCCCGAAAGCCTTACCTTTGTCGGTTGCTGAGTCTGTCGCGCTTACTGCGTAACCGTTTGAGTTAATGTTCACCATGGAGCCCGCGTAAATCGTTTCACTGGCTGCTACTGGTAGGCTAGTTTTTGCGCCTAATTCTTTTGACGCGGTTTGTCGTTGATCTGTTAAAGCTGCCATTTTCTAAAATTCTCCGTTTAGTTCTGCAAATGTGACCTTGCTGCCGTCGTGCAAAATTGCTCGGCCGTCTGCGCTGATTGCCTTGACTCGGCCGGCGGCGTTGATCCACTCCTGGCCAATATCAAAAGCCCGTGAAAGCTGCCCTTGTTCGGCCGCGGCGGCTTGCGGCTTGGCTTCCGCGGTGCCG